AAAGTCAGTGGCGGAGCCAAGAAGTCCATAATGGCCAGCTTCTACGGACAATGTATCCAGCTTTTAGACTAAAAGCAATACAACTTAGCCATTAGCGTTGGTTATGGAAGGCGAAGCAATTGATTTAGGGCATGCCACCGCAGGCGGCATTCGCGCAGATGGCCTCCAAAACGTGCTGATTGGCATGGGAACTGGTCGTGATAAGGCCCAGTACACAAAGACCACTGCCACTGTTTTTCTTGCCCAGGAGGAGCTTGAAAATCTTTACGGCGAATGGCTGCCTCGTCGCATCGTTGATATCTATGCCGATCAAGCCACTAGGAAAGGCTTTAAAGTGTTGTTCGGTGGTGATGGCGTAAGGGCCGAGGAAGTGCAAGGCATTGAGCAAACGATTGAAGACCTCTACATCCTCGAACACCTTAATCTCGCAGCCAAAAACGCCCGCCTTTATGGGGGTGCTTGTCTACTTCTCTTTATTGACGATGGGCGTCCCGCTTACATGCCTGTCGATAAACGCAACATCCGTCGCATTGAAGAAATTGAATGTCTTGATAGATGGCAAATTGCTCCAGTTATCAACGAGGAAAACTTATACGACTATTCAAAAGCCACTTATTATCAGATCATCTCTGGAGATTTAATTAACGAACCCACGCTCACTTATATTCATAAAGATAGGATTTTGCGTTTTGATGGCGATTGGCTGCCTTACCGCGTGAGGCAGCGCAATTATGGCTGGGGCATGAGCAGTTTGCAAACTGTTTATGACAGCTTCCGTCATTATTGGACTGGCTTGAATTCGGCGGCCACACTTCTCACTGAATTTGATATTTTTGTTCACAAAGTGAGGGGCTTGGCGGCAATGCTTGCTGCTGGCAAAGAAAGCTCCATTCGCGATCGTTTGCAAGTGAACGATATGAGCAAGAGCATTTATCGCGGCTACGCGATTGATGCTGAAAAAGAAGAGCTTGAATTCATTAGTCGTAACTTTGGTGGCATTGGAGAAATCCTTGAAAAGCTGCGCGTAGATATTATTGGTGCCAGCAAAATTCCCCATACAGTGCTGTTTGGCGAAAGCCCAAGTGGTCTTGGTTCCACTGGTCGTAGCGAAGAGCGTGATTTCGCAAAGATGCTTTCTGACTATCAAAGCGTCCATTTCAAGCGGCCAATGAAGAAGCTGCTTGAATACATCATGCTGAGCAAGGAGGGTCCAACGAAGGGAGAAATGCCTGATTCGTGGCGCATCGCATTCAATCCATTGTTCGAGCTGAATGAGCGCGAAATGGCCGACGTAAGGGCTCGCGTGGCGGCTGTAGATGGCCGTTACATCCAACTGGGAGTATTGACGCCGAAAGAGGTGGCGGATGCCCGTTACGGCGGTTCTGAGTGGAGCATGGAACTTACGCTCGATCCGTCAGTGGAACGCGCCAATGAGATGCCCACTCCAGAAATGAGTGAAGCCACCCCTAATCGGGGTGGCTTGGCAGTGCCGCCTGGTGGTCGCGATCCAATGAACGAAGAGAATGGCACTCTTCCTATGGATGGAAGCAGGGAGGTAGAAGATAGCGCTGCAGGTCTTTTTCTGCCTCGTGATTTAGAAGAAATTCGTGGTGACGTAACTTTTACTGATAAAGAGCTTCATTCTCGTGCAGTGAGTGCTGCCAAGGCTAAGTTCAAAGTGTGGCCATCTGCATATGCAAGTGGATATGTCGTACAGCAGTACAAGCAAATGTACAAGAAAAAGCATGGTTCATTGAGCGGCGCTTTTAAAAGCGATGAAGGCGAGCTGCATGCCGATGATCTTGACAAGTGGTTCAAAGAGAAATGGGTGAGGATTGGCGCTAACGGCGAAATTCTCGGGCCTTGTGGTGCTCGCGAAGAAAAAGAAGGCAAGCCTAAGTGCCTCCCTCAGGCCAAAGCTCAAGCCATGAGCAAAGAAGAGCGTCAAACAATTGTGCGTCGCAAACGTGCTGCCGATCCTGACCCGGAACGGAAAGGGCCTGCAAAAATGGTTAGTAGCAAAACGGACGCAATTGAGCCGCTAAAAACAAGTGGGCTAATTCTTGCTGATATTGACGAAGCTTCTCTCATTGATGAAGAAGACATCGCTGCTGCATTGAATCAATGGAAAGAAGAAGCGCCTGAGCGCTTCAAAGATATCCTGGAGGCAGAGGATGTCCAGCCTCAATGATCTTTCTCAATTCTCTGAAGCCATTGTTCGTTTTGACGAATCATCCTGGCGTTATGACCCTATCAGTGGTCGGTATCGCGGCGCTAACGGACGCTTTCTCAGCGCTCGTGCAGTGGAAGCACTGGTGGATGGTCGAATTAACAAGCTTGGCGCTGAGCTACGGCGTTTTACACGTATGCTTAGCGCTGGTGATATTACGCTTGATCAATGGCAAGGAAGCGTAAGGGAAGCGCTTAAGCTTGTCCATGTACAAGCGGCAATCATCGGCAATGGCGGACGCGAAACAATGGTGGCTACCGACTGGGGGCGCATCGGGCAGCGTCTCCGTGTGGAATATGCTTACCTACAGAATTTTGCTAATGACCTTCTGGGCGGTCGCGTTTCTGTTGCCCAGTCTCTTGCTCGCATCGGCTTATATGCTCAAAGTGTACGCGGCAGTTTCTGGGAAGGAGCTAGTATTCGGCAAGAAAAACAAGGATACACTTTGATGCGGCGTATTCTTGATTCTCAAGCGAAGCATTGTCAAGATTGCTTGGACTATGCAGCTCGCGGCATGATTCCCATTGGCAGCGTGCCGCTTCCTGGACAGCGCTGCGCATGCCGCGCGAACTGCCGATGCAGCGTAAAATACTTCCGACAACAAGCGCCGACTGTGGCCGTTTGAGATGGACGTTTTAGTTGGCAGCACTGGCCTCATTGGGCAAGTGCTTCGTGAGGCGCATGAATTTGGCGCTTGCTTCAATTCCCAAAATATTCACGAGGCGCCATTGTTCAAGGAGCCCATTGAAAGACTGTACTTGGCTTGCATGCCAGCAGAGAAGTGGAAGGCTAATGCAGCGCCGCTGGATGACTTTGACAATATGAGCTGCATCATTCAAAACATCCGACATCTTCCAAAGCCAGCGGAAGTCATTGTTTATTCAACGATTGACGTGCATGGGCAAACTGCGTACTACGCAGATGGCACTCCGGAAATTTTTGCTATTGATTATGGCACTAATCGTTACATCTTCGAGATGCTTGTGAAAGCCGCGTTTCGCGATTCGGTGGTGACAATCATTCGTCTTCCCGCGTTGTTCCATCGTCTCATTAAAAAGAATATTCTGTTCGACCTATTAACAAACAATAACGTGGAAAACATTAACATTAATTCGGCTTATCAATGGTACTGTTTGGATGATTTGTGGACAGATACAAAGAGGGCGATCAGTGGCACCACGAATGAACTGTATACAGCTCCCATTGAAACAGCGGAAATTGTTGAACGCTTTTTTCCGGACGCAAAAGTAGGCAGTGGTCCGCGAGTGGAATACAATATTCCTCCATATAAAGATGACAAAGCAAAGATAATGAAGAAGATGGAGGCTTTTATCAATGCTTGGAATTAGTGCCATCGGCTGGACCGATGAAGAAGAAGAGCAAATCTTAAGTGCTAACGCGGGGGCATTTAACGTGCTAGAAATCGTACCAGCACGCATCTTCGCTCAAAATAAAGACTGCGCCGATATTGCGAAAGAATACCGCGAGAGCTATGGCTTATGGGCATATTCAGCTCAAGCATTGTTTTTCCAAAGCAATGTGCAAAGCTTTCAAGACACAACAGCAGTGTCGGAGCATTTACTAAAAGTGATTAGCCTTGGTTCTCTCATGGGAATCAAGCGCTTTGTTTTGGGGAGCCCTAATCTGCGCAAGGGAAGTCCATCTTGTTTGATGAACGTTTTAAAGCGCATGGATGCAGTGTTGGAAGCAAACGGATCCATCCTCTGCATCGAGCCTGTAGCAAAATGCTACGGAGGGTCTTATTTCTTTACAGTCAACGAGATTGTTAATCACATTGATTTTTGCAATCTTAAAAATGTCAAGACAATGCTTGACACCAATAATGCTTGGCTTCAAGGCGATAGTCCCAAGAAGCTGTTAAATCATTACTGGCCTTACATTGCCCATGTGCATATCAGCGATACTGACAATGGTCCGCTGCTTAATAAATACGAACACAAGCAAATAAAGCGGATGCTTGATGGCATTAATTACGAAGGGGCAATTGTTCGCGAGCTGTTTCAAGCTAAAAAGCACATGCGCGACTATCCACTATTCCGCAGCATTTATGCTTGAGACAAGGCTTCTTTAGCCATTGCTTCGATAGCGTAGATCCCTTGAATTTTGCCTGTATAAAAAGACAACAGATTATCTTGTTGCCTAAAGATAGGAGTGCGCTGGGCGCTGGCATTTTTGCTTTTTGCTTTAATTGATACCACTGGAAATACGTATTTAAAATAATCGTGAAACTCGGGCCAGTAGCGCATTACATGCTCCTCCATTAAGTATCGACGATCATGCATTGAGCCATAGTTATTGCCGAAGCAATTCATTTGTTTTTGTTCAATAATGCCAAGCTTGACATGGCTCAGTGAAAACATTGAAGAGCCATATGGATAAATGGAAAACAATTCCCCGTCAATAAAGGTGAGGGCGCCAAATGGTGGCGTTTTAATTGGACGATAGACAAACATTGCTACTGCCTCGAAATAATCTCCGTCGATAGCAGGCAAAAGAGAATTGTTGGTGCAATCAAAGACAAAATCATAGTCTTGCTTTAGCAGCGCAATAGAACTTTCGTTGATTTCTTCTCTTCTAACAATGGGAAGCAATAACTCTTCAAAGTATTTACCAGTGGCAGTTGGTGATATATATTTTTCGATAGTGTGCAAAATCAGTGAAGAGTGATTTAGCAAGCCTGCGTCCGCTTCCGTATGTGGCCAATCCTTGAAAATAAGTCGAATGGTTTCTGCGTCTAGCAGGCTTTCATCTTCTGACACTGCATAGAAATTATTTTGAATGTTCTCTGTTAGATGACCGTAGTCAAGCATGAACCGCTCAAACGTATTTTTGCACAACATGCGCGTGGCGTGATTCCTGGCATAGTGGTAGCCATAGTGCAATCGGTTTTGATTGATCAACGACGCCTCAGAAATAAGTATTTCATTGCGCTCAAACAATGTCACATCAGCTTCGCCCATCAAACGCGAAGCCAAATGGCATCCCGTCCAGCCGCCGCCGACAATTGCAATTTTGAGCGCCATTAAATATCAATGCAAAGTGTTGGCTGCACTCCTTGCCAGTTTGATTTGGCTTTGAACAGGTCCAACTGTGGAAAATATTCTATGCGGCGAGGCATGCCAGTTCCATAGACATCAGCATGCCCTTGGTAGTTCCATTCATCAGCGCCATGCTTATCGGGGTGGTAAAGGCCAGTTGGTGAGTCTTGCAGCTTCCAGAGCATGTAGTCCTCGTTAGGTACTCCCCATTGCTTCCATGCTTGCAACGCTTGTGGCGAGCCATCCATGTTTTTAATCGCCGTGAGGCGGTCTTTATGGCGCATGAGATAGTCCATGCTGTAAAGACCGATGCTCATTGATGGCGTGTGCTTCATTGCCACCTTTTCAAAAGCTTCTGGCGGATCGTAGACGAGCTTTTTGAATGCTGGCCCGGCAATGCAGGTGTCGTGAAGGAGGAACCAGAAAGGGCTCATGAGATTGTGTTCGACAATTTCAATGAGGGGCGTATATTCAAAGGAGTTTTGCGGTGTGCAAATCATTGGCACGTCGCCATAATGGTCAATTTGCCAGTTTTCTTGGCCTCCATTGATGATCAGGATTTCATTAGTGCCAATTCCAGCGCGAGTGAGAGAGGGGATGATCTTGGGCAGTGTATGAGCGGCAAACTTATTGCAGGTGCTAATACAGAAGCGCACAGAGGATGGTGGCAGCATGATTGTCTCCTTGTGCCGTAAGTATAGAAGCTGCTTATGATGACGAAGATTTCAAGAGAAACATGGCAAAAATTCTCTACGCAGGCGATGCTTTTGTAGAAACAGGATTTGGGCGAGTAGCTCAATACTTGCTGCCCGCTCTGGCCGAAAAGCATGAGGTGGTGGTGATGAGCACGAACTACCACGGCGATCCTCATCCCGAGGCGAGAAAATACAAGGTTTATCCAGCCATGCTGCACGGATCAGATCCATTCGGATCGCATCGCATTGCCAGCATAATCCAGATTGAAAAGCCGGATCTGGTGTGGGTGACAAACGACATCTGGATTGCCATCAATTTATGGCAACAAGCGAAGTCACTCAAGGAGAAGATGGGCTTCAAATGGTTTGTCTATACTCCCATTGATTCTTACGGTTTGTTTCCGGAGCTGAAAGCTCAAATGGAAGAATGGGACGGCCTTGCCACGTATACGCTATTCGCGAATAACGAATTGGTGCGCATGGGCTACGACAAGCCGATTGACATTATTGGCCATGGTACTGACTTTGAAAAGTTCTTTCCGCTTGATAAGCAGCAATGCAGAAAAGAGCTCGGTGTACCAGAAGATGTGTTTATTGTTTTTAATGGCAATAGAAATCAGCCGCGTAAGCGCATTGATCTGACGCTTAAGGCTTTTATTAAATTTGCAAAAGACAAAGATGATGCCCGCCTATGGTTGAATATGGGCAGCAAAGACTTGGGATGGGAGATCATTCCATTGTTCAAACGCATTGCCCGCGATGAAGGCTTCGACCCTACGGGCAGACTAATTTTGACAAGTCCTCATTTCTCTGTGGATAACTGCCTCACCATTGAGCAGCTCAATAAAGTGTACAACGCCGCTGATGTAGGAATTAACACTTGCATTGGAGAGGGCTGGGGCTTAGTCAATAGCGAGCATGGTTCTGTTGGTGTGGCACAAGTTGTGCCCGATCATACGAGCCTGGCTGAGATCTTTGATGAGATGCCTCGCATTCAATGCAATGCTTCCGAAACGGATCGGAATTATGGTCTTGAGCGACTGCTTCCTGACCCTGAAAGTGCGGCAGAAATCTTGTCGTATTACTACGAAAACCGCGATGCTCTGAAAAAAGATGGACAATGGTGTTACAAACGTCTGCACGAAGAACCTTTTACTTGGCCTTATATTCAACAGCAGCTTCTTGACGTGGTAGAGCGCACTCTTAATGCAAAGGCAGCCGCGCCTGAATTTAAAGGCTTTGGAACTCCCGCAAAGATTGTTTGATCATGCAAATTTCACAAATTTTTCTTTCCACTGACCCAGCGGAAAAACTTAGCCCGTTCCTGGAGCACGCTACGGGCACTATTGATGCTTGCTTCCCTGAAGCAAAACATGTCATTTATAACAATGATTCACTTCGGGCCTTCATTGCTGATAATTACGAAGAGCAAGTTCTTTGGGCATATGACACCCTTAAGCCTTTTTCTTACAAGGCCGATCTTGGCCGCTTTTGTTTGCTAAACAAACTTGGCGGCTGGTACTTTGATATTGGCGTGAGGGCTTTCAATGCAGTAGATCTTGGGCCACGAATTAAATTCTTGGCTTTTCGTGATATTCAGCGCTTTAGTTATACAAGCTGGGCGTGTGCCACGACAGTGCTTTATTCCCAGCCAGATAATCCAGCTTTGCAAACTGCCATTGAAATGATCGTGGCAAATTGCATCGAGCAATATTACGGCATCACTCCATTGTGCCCCACTGGCCCCACGCTGCTTGGCAAAGCTTTGGCGGCGAATGGCAGTCAAGCTGATTTTGTCTATGGCGACTACCTTGAGCTGACGCCTATGCACGGCCAGAAGAATAGAGCCTTTGTGCTCCCCGATGGCACGATCATGGCATGGAGCAAACCTGCTGGCGGCGGCGACTTAACTGGGCTTGGCGCCAAGGGCGTCAATAATTACAATGAGCTGTGGCAGACGCGTAAGGTGTATGGCGATGGTTGATAGCACGATTTATGCCGTGTGCATTCCTAGCGAGAAGGTGCGCTACGCGGCTAGGTCTCGCATTGTTCCCATTATGGGAGGAAGTCATGCACTGAGCAATGAAGAGCGCGAAAGTCTTCGTGCTGAAGGTTATGTTTTTGACGATGAAAACGCCGTGCTTTCTCCATTGAATGATCGGTGGGGAGAGCTTTCGTGCGTGCATTGGATGATTAACAATGCAAAAGAAAACAATATTGGCAATGCTCAGTATCGACGTAATTGGTTAGAGCCGGAAGATCAATGGTATTGTCCAGAAACTTTGTATGTACCAGAGCCGGCTCAATTCTCTTGCACGCTTGAACAGCAGTTTTATGGCGGTCATTCCGCGTTTGATGCGCCAGCAATTACGCGCAAATTAGCAGATGAAGGAAAGTGGATTTTTACGCGTGAGGAGATTGATAAGATTTGGGCTCAATCTTCCTTTATTGGCTGCAATATGGCACGCGGACCCAGGCAGTCTTACTTGCACTTTATGACGATGCTATTCGCCGGACTTGCTCCAATTTGGCGCGAAAACAAAGAGCATTTTCTTTCCATTGAAGGATATGACAAGCGTGCAATTGCTTTTATCGCCGAACGCTTAATTACTGGAATGGTTTTATGTAGAGACAGAATTCTTCCAGGCGTAAAAATTGCTACGGCTCCGATAGGATTTATTGATTAGCTACGCCCAGATTTAATCATGACCACGAAAGAAAAGCAAGCAAAAGTTGCGAAAGTGATGCGTGAATTTAAAGCTGGCACTTTGAAGGGGAGCGATAAGAAGCCCGTGAAGAATCGCAAGCAAGCGATTGCAATTGCGCTGTCAGAAGCTGGCATGAGCCGTCAAGGCAAGAGCGATGCCTATTGGGATAATTACTTCATGACTCTCATCGGGGAAGAGGAAGAAGAGGAAGAAGAGGAAGGCGAAGAGACGGAGGATGGTTCCTGCGGAAAAAAGCGCTGAGGGGCGACGCTGAAAGCTTTGCCCCTCCTGCTGCTGTGCGATCTGCAGCTCGTCGCGGCCTGGAGCTGCGCAAGAAGCATGGGAAAGGAGGATTGACGACGCAGGAGGCGGACAAACAAGGTATTGGCAGTGGAGTAGCCAGGGCTTCTGATTTAGCTGGTGGCGGGGCTGTAAGCTTCGCTACTATTAAACGTATGTCAGCGTTCTTTTCTCGTCATGAAAAGAATAAAAGCGGAGGCGAAAACGATGCTGGCTACATTGCGTGGCTTTTGTGGGGAGGAGACGCTGGTAGGGCGTGGGTAAATCGCATCATTAAGATGGTAGAGAGTCGCAAAAAAGACCAATGAGCGAATACGTGCGTGTCATCGAAGAAGAGGACGAAGGCATTGGTCTTTTAAAGGCTCTGTCTATTTTGTCGGCTAATGAGCATCGCAATACTTCGCGATGGGAGCTTGTCGAAAAACAATGCTTTAAAAATGGCCGACTAGATGAAACGCACATCTATGTGATGAGCGTTTACGAAAAGCCAGACGAGCATTTTGAGCCGACAAAGTTCCTCACGTTTGAAATTGAGGCAATGGCAAAGTCTTATATTATGGAAGATGTTGAAAATCAGCTTGCCAGTATTCGTGGCGAAGACGACGACGAGGATTGATTATTGCGCTTCTCAATAAACGCCATTTATTGATAAATCAATTAATTTTTGCGATGAATGATGGGTAGCCCATTAACCACAGCACGCTAATTCCATAGAGACCACTAAGAGTGCGAATTTGCACGCAATCTGGCGGGGCAGTGCCTTTTTCGATGCGGCAATAAGAGCTTTGACTAATGTGGAGCTCTTTCGCCACGTCATGTTGAGTGAGCCCGGCATTGAGCCGGGCTTCTTTAATGCGACTTGCAATAAGAATACGAGCTTCTTGATGGGGAAGTTTAAGAGCGTCTGTCGTGCTACGTGCCAAGAACATCACAAGAATTTATTCCGTTTTGCATAAGCTCATAAAGTATAACATTTGCTTCTTGATAAAGTATGAATATGAGCACCATTTCCTGCCGATACGATTTCTCTCCTATTGAGAAATACGAACTCACGCCGGAAGGTTATCTTCGGGCATGGGCTTCTATCGCACGCACTGGCATCCAACACTACACAGATAGTGATGGCTCCATTCGTCGCGAATATCGTCCTGAAACAGAAGTGGCGTCTCCCGATAGTCTTGCTTCGTTTGCGGGCAAGGCCATCACTTCAGAGCATCCGCCTGTGCTTCTCGACTCAGAGAACACTAAAGACTACCAAGTGGGCTTTAGTGGCACAGAAGTGGTGTACGACAATGGTTTCGTAAAGGCAGTGATGACAATCACTGACGAAGACACCATCAAGCGCATCATGAAAGGCGATGCTCGTGAGGTAAGCGCGGGCTATAGGGTGAATTATGATCCTACGCCTGGCGTTACAGAAAACGGTGAGCATTACGATGGAGTCCAAAAGGAAATCATCGGCAATCACATCGCTGTTGTTCGCCGGGGCCGCGCCGGCCCGCAAGTGAAGCTCCATCTTGATAGGCAAGATGCTGCCGATCCATCTTTATTTAAAAAAACTGAGGAACGTCTTATGACTGCCAAAGTCGTATTCGACGGCGCCGAGTTCGAGGTGAGTGAGGGCGTTGCTCTTGCTATCACCAAAGAACGGGAAGATGGCCGTATGTCCTACGAGGACATGAAGAAAAAGTACGACGAACTGCAAGCCTCCGCTGCTTCCATGAAAGAAGAAATGGATGCAATGGAAAAAGAAATGAAGGGCAAGTGCGATTCCGCTGAGGGTCGTGCTGATGCTCTGGCTGAGCAGATCGAAGAACTGAAAGCCGAACTGGCTACTGCTCAAGAAATCAACCTTGATTCCATGGTTGAAGAGCGCGTGGCTCTTATCGAGAAGGCTAAGCCTGTTCTTGATAGTGCCTATGCATTCGCTGGCAAAACTGCTCGCGAAGTGATGGTTGATTCCATCAAAGCAGTGCGTGGTGATGAGCTTGATCTTTCTGAGAAGAGCGATGACTACGTGCAGGCAATGTTCGACACTCTCTCTGAGGGCCGTTCTGACTCTGCCACCACTGACGAGCTGCGTAAAGCCGTAGCTTCCATTGCTTCTCCTGTTTCTGCACCATCTGCCTACATGGACATGCTGCAGAATGCTTGGAAGAAGCCCCTTTCCATCTCCAAGGAGGCTAAGTAATCATGGCCGTAACTTTCTCTGCTTCGGGCACTGCCTCCGCTGGTGGCGTGCAACAGAGCTACGCTCTGGAGCACACTGCACTGCTGGAAGGTCAACTGTCCGATATTCGCGACAACACCATCGGCACCTACGTCAACGAAACTGGCGCTGTGCTGCCTTTCGGTAATGTGGTTGTGTATAACACTGCCGGCACTGTCGCAAACTCTGCTGCTACCATCTCCGGCGCTTCTGACACTGTTCAAGGCGTGAACGTCCTCACCTACGTTGACGAAACCGCTCTGGATGGCGACAGCCGTCCTGGTGTGAAGAATCAGCAAGTGCTGAACGTGGCTAACGAGGGTGCAGTGGCCGTCTATGTGACCGGCGCTGTTTCGCCCACTTCGCCCGTGCGTGTGCTGTATTCCGCTAGCGGCACTGGCAAGGCTGGTCAATTCTCGCATGCTTTTGCTTCTGGCAAAACTGTTCGCCTCGCTGGCGCACGTTTCCTGAGCACCACCACTTCCAGCGGCATTGCAATTCTGGAGCTGAATGGCCCCAGCTTTACTCTTTCCGCTGATTCTTGATAGGAGGCCCTAACAATGTCTGAATTCCGTATGGATGACGCGG